AAACTCAATTTAAGGAAATTATAAGTGAAGAACAAAAAAAACTTCGTTTAAAACATCCTGAAATTGTTGATCCTATTAAAGGTGCAGCAGTCCAATCAAATATTGTGAACTATTTAAATTCAAAGGGATTTTCTAACGAAGATATCTCAAAAATTTATGATTCAAGATATTTTGATGTAATCATGGATGGGATTAATTTTCAAAAAACTAAAGCTGCTAAACCTTCTTTAGTTTCTAAAAAAGTAAAACCATCTAATTTTGTTAAGTCAGGCACAAAGTCAACAAAAGAAGAATCAAACTCCAAAACTAGGTTGAATCAGTTAAAAGCATTGAAAAAATCAGGAAATCCAAAAGATGCTACTGATCTATTGATGCGTTATATATAAACCAATAACCTCAAAGGAGAAAAAAAATGGCTGTATTTCAAACATACCAAACAGTCGGCATAAGAGAAGATTTGGTAGATATCATTTATTCGATAGCTCCAACTGAAACGCCTTTTATGTCTGGTGTTGCAAAAACAAGTGCAACAAATACATCACACCAATGGCAAACAGATTCACTAGCAGATGTTGCTGCTAATGCTGCTGTTGAGGGTGCAACTATTTCGTACCCAACATTGAGTGCAACAACTAAACTAACCAACAACACTCAAATTTCTACAAAAGCTGTTCAAGTATCAGGAACAAATGATGCTGTTACATCTGCTGGAAGAAACAATGAGTTAGCTTATCAAGTAGCAAAGTCTGCAAAAGAATTAAAAAGAGATATGGAAACTGCTCTTTTATCAAATGTAGCAACAACTGCTGGTAATGCTACAACTGCAAGAAAATTAGGTGGAGTTCAAACTTGGATTTCTTCTAATGTAGATGCAGGAAGTGGTGGTTCTGGTTCAGGTGGTGGAGCTGCTAGAACAGATGGAACTCAAAGAGCTTTTACTGAAGATCAGTTAAAAGGTGTATTGAGATCATGCTTTGATGCTGGTGGAAACCCTAACATGATTATGGTAGGTGCTTTCAACAAGCAAAAGCTATCTGGCTTTACTGGTGGTTCAACTAGATTTGACCAAGCAGAAGACAGAAGATTAGTTACATCTATTGATGTCTATGAAAGTGACTTTGGAACTTTACAAGTTGCTCCTAATAGATTCATTAGAGGTGCAAACTCTACTGCTGCTAAAAAAGGTCAAGATGCTCTAATTTTAGAGATGGACTTTTTTGCTGTTGCTTTCTTAAGAGATTTTGCTCTACAAACACCAGCTCAGACTGCTGACGCAGATCAGAGATTCATGGTTACTGAGTACACTCTTGAGTCAAGAAACGAAGCTGCAAGTGGTGCTGTTTACGATCTAACAACATCATAATAAATAGTTTTGGTGGGGGAGTAATCCCCCATCATTTAATTAACAATTTTGTTTGGTCTTTGAAGATTTTTGAAGTCGGAACGAAGCAAATAAATAGGATAAAAAATGAGAACACTTAACGATTACTTTTTAACTGCTGAAATAGAAGATATTTCAACAGCTTCATCAACTTTTGTTGCTGTACCTGATGGTGGTAAAATAATTAAAATTATTACTGCTTTACAAGGTGCAATATCTGGTGGCAACGCAGCTATTTCTTTTGAAATAGGTGGTACTGCTGTAACAGGTGGTGGCATTACTGTTGCTCATTCTGGCTCTGCTGCTGGTACTGTAGATTCTTCTGCACCCACTGCTTTAAACAGAGTAGAAGAAGATGGCACTATCGAAATGATTACAGATGGTGGATCTACTGGAGCTAAAAAATTACTTGTGACATTTGTTATAAGAAGATAAATATTAATTGGGGGGATCTTGTCTAGCGATACTTCCCCCCTCAAAATTAGGAGAAAAATATGAGTTTTAATTATGGATTAAGACCAACAACAGTTCAGATGATTGCCTTAAGTGGTACTACATCAACTCAATCAGCAGCTTTTGGTTCACAATCAGAATATGTAAGAATTTGCTCTAATGCAGCAGTTCATATTTTGTTTGGTGCAAACCCAACAGCAACAGCTAGTAGTATTTTTATACCTGCAAACGAACCAGAAATTTTTAAAATTTCTCCAGGTGAAAAAGTTGCTATTAAGGGTACAAGTGGTGATGATATTTCTGTTGTTGAAATGAGTGCGTAGTGGCTAAACGAAAGTTTGTTCATTTTGTTCCAAGACCAAAACCAAAAAAAAGACCTGGAAGACACAAAAAAGATTTGAATAAACATGAAAAAAGAATGGCAAAAAAAAGTCGCTATAAAGGACAAGGCAGAGTATGAAAAAAGATATTACATTTGATGGATTACAAAAAACAACCTACATGAAAGATGACATGGAAGGTAAAATTGTAACTAAAGAAGAAATAAATATAAATCCACACATACAACACAATAAAAGATTATATAATTTGAACGATGGTTATTCTAAATCAAGAGAAATGAAAAGAGTGGCTAGTATTCCAACATTAGCTTTATCTGTTTGGGCAAATGAATATAATGGTTCAAACAATTGGTTTGGACTACCTAAAGAAGTTCAAAAAAAAATATTAAAAAAAAAATTAAATTCAAATGAGTTTAAATATTTTAAAACAGCAGAGGGTAATTTATAATGGCATTAAGTAGTTATTCAGCACTAAAAACATCTATCGCAAACTGGTTAAACAGATCAGACTTAACATCAGAGATAGCTGATGATTTTATAGTTTTAACAGAAGCAGATTTAAACTCAAAACTTAGAATTAGAAAGATGATTACATCTACTTCTATTACAATTGATTCAGAAACAGAATCAATACCTGCTGATTTTTTACAAGTAAGAGATTTTTTTATTACAGAGGGTGGAACTAAATATGCTTTGAAATATATTACACCTGCACAGATGGATCAGATAAAAGGAAGTTCAACATTTGGTTTACCAGAAACATATACAATACTAGGAGATAATTTTAGATTTGCACCAATACCATCTTCTGCATACACAGGAACATTAAATTACTATGCAAAATTTGCAGCTTTATCAGATTCAAACACATCAAATTATATTTTGACACATCATCCAGCTATATATTTATATGGATCACTTTATCATGCTGCTAATTTTTTAGGTGGTGTAGAGCCTGGAAGACTTCAACAATGGCAAGGAATGTATCAAACTGCTCTTGAAAGACTTGAAAGAAATGACAGAGAAGATCAATATGGTAATGCACCTTTACAGCAAAGAGGTGATGTTACTGTTGGTGCATCATTTAATGATAGATATGTCGGAGTAACAAACAATAACCAATAGGAAAATTATGCAAATACCTTTTGGAGAATGGCTACCTGATCAACCAGAGTATTTAAATCCTGGTGCTAATGTTGCAAACAATGTTTACTTTGCTCAACAATCTTACAAAAGATTTCCTTCATTAGTTTCTTATTCATCAAATAATATTGGTGCAAATAGTAGAGGTGCAGGTTCATTTAGAGATAATTCAAATAATGTATTTAACTTTGTTGCAAACAACACAGATATTTTTCAACTTGATGGTGGAACTTTCACTTCAAGAAAATCTAGTCTAACAGGAACTAATACAGATTATTTTACATTTACACAATTTGGACAAAATATTGTTGCAAGTAATGGTAAAGATGCACCACTATATTATGAGATGGGTACTTCAACTAATTTTGCAAATTTATCCACTATAGGATCAAGTGGTACAGTTCCTGTCTTTAAAGTTTCAGGTGTAGTGAGGGATTTTTTTGTAACAGGTAATCACACAAATAATTCAAATCGTATTCAATGGTCAGGTATCAATGATTTAACAACTTGGCAACCAGGTACAAAACAATCAGACTTGCAAGACTTACCAGGCTCAGGTGGACAAATTACACATATAACATCTGGTGAAGTTGGCTATGTTTTTAGACAAAATCAAATAATTCGTATGGACTATGTTGGTGGTGCAACTGTATTTAGATTATCAGTTATATCGCCAAACAGAGGAGCTGTTTTAGGTAGAACTGTATGTCAAGATAATCGTAGAGTTTTCTTTTATGCAGATGATGGTTTTTTTGAAATAAATGGAGATCAAGTTATTTCTATAGGTGCAGAAAAAGTAAATAGATTTTTTGATATAGATTTAAATAAAGCATTCTCAGATAGAATTTGTGCAGCAGTAGATCCATTTAATCAATTGGCTATGTGGTTATATCCATCAGCTTCAAATACTGCAAACACAACTGGTATATGTGATAAATTAATAA